GTTCGAGTCCTGTCACCTCGACCACAACAAATGCCGTAGATTCGTCTAAATCTACGGCATTTTCTTTTTCAAGTACACGTTTTAGTACACACTTACCTATTTTCTCTGCAAACTGTGTACCAAATCATTATACACATCCATAAACTCATCCAGCACACGCCACACTCGCCCGGTATCGGCCTTTTTTACAATCTCCAAAAATTCACTCATCCTGTAAACGCTCCAATTTCCGCATTACGCCATTATAAACTTTAGGGTTTGCTACATACAAGGCCGACATAAGCTCATCCAGCACGTTCAGCGCTGCTGCGATGTCTACGTTTGACACAGCCCGTAAAAAGTCACTGCTGCCAACAGCAGCCCTTGTAGACGGCTCTGCCGCTTCGTAGTAGCGCACAGGCTCTTGCAGTTTTGCTTTCTGCGGAGAATGGGACGCATCTGCAAGACGCTGATTTTTCACAACATACAGCGCTGCCAAATTTTTAACTCTGGTCATGGTGAGTTCGCTGTTTTCGATTTCGGCTATAGCGCCGTCAATCTCTCGCACGTCAACCATAGCCCTTACACCTCACTTTAACCGTTTCGCATCGTGTCAATGCAGCGCTGGATGACTTCCCTGTCTTTGCTGTCAGCCCCGCGCATAATATCTTCCATGCGGGAAATCAGTGAATCGCGCCCATCGTCCATGCTGTAGTGCCCACGCACATAATGCGAACCGCGCCGCGCATAGCTGCTGCCGCGTCCATAATTGCCGCGCATATTGGCGCTCCAATCACCATCGCGGCTGTAATCCTCATCGCGGCTGTAACCGTCATCTTCCAGCATGACAATTTTGTCGATATTTTTGATAGTGTCAGTCAGCTTGTGAACAGTTTCCAAGTCACCGGCAGACATTTCACCCTTCTTTCCGATTTCGTCCAGTTCTGCGCACAGCATGTCTTTCAAGTCATACAAAACTCTTTTACTCATGGTTTACTCCTTTCAGCTCACTCTCTCGACCACAAAGTTTGCGTTCGCAAACAAAACGGTTTGTGTGCTTGTATTTTCGGCGGCAACGGTCAGGCAGCAGCCGCGCGGAACTTCAACAAAAGACGTCACATAGATATTAAAGAAGTTTTCTACTGCTGCCGGTGTCACGGTTGCAGTCGCACTGTTCAGCGGTTCGCCGTTGATAGCAAGCGCCGCCGTAATAGCTTCCACTGTGCCGCCTGTAGGGATAGCAACGTTTGCACCGAAGCCCACTTTGAAACGCGCTTTGCACTGGTTCGTAATGCCGCGCAGAGTAACAATACCGGCGCCTTCTCTGTGTACGACACAGCCCTTGCCCGCTACTGCCGTTTCCGTCAACGGCACGTTCTGGCCTGCTGCCACGCTCACGGTATTGGCGTTTGTAAATTCAGCCATAAAATCATTCCTTTCAAAAAAAGATAGTGGCGGGACGATTGCCCCGCCACATTTTGCACTATCGGCACGGGGCCGAACATGTCAGATGTTCCGACAAGTTGCCGTATTCATTTTTAGCATCCGCAGCCGTTGCAGCCGTTATAAGTGCCAGCTGCCCAGGGGTTGCAAGACTGGTAGGCGGGCACCGGCAATGGGCGCAGCTGGTTCAGCAGATAGCTGTTCTGCGCCGCCTGACTTGCGGCAAGCTGAGCAGCGAAAATCTGCTGGTTCTGCTCGGCAATCTTGGCGTCCTTAGCTTCGATGCGCTGTGCGGTCATCGCGTCCAAAATCGCTCTCGCATTGGCGTTCTGGTTGTCGATGATGTCGCGCGTGCCAGTGTTGATGCTCTGCCGGGTCTCGCATGCCTGCGTGGCCAGGTTGTAATTCACTCCCTGGATTGCCGAGCGGGTTTCGCAGCAGCAGTTGGCCTGCTGCATCTGCATCGCGTTGAGCTGCTGCATGAACGCTGCTTGCTGGTTGGCGCGGCTGATTTCAGCCGACATAAAACCGTTGCTCATGCCCTGCTGTACGCCATTGATAAGCTGCGCCTGCTGATAAAAGCCATCGCACAAGCCATTGTTCACGTTGTCAATTTTGCGCTCAATGTTGGCAAAATCAGAGGTCAGCACATAGCCGTCAACCACCCCTGCGCCGTTGCTAGCACCAAAGCCGCCATTGCCGCCCCAGTTACCGCCCCAGCCGCAAAATACGAACAAGAACAGAATAATAATCCACCACGCGCCGTCGCCTCCAAAACCCCAGCCGTTGCCGCTGTTGGTATTTGCGGGCTGAACAGGCATCGTCATTACAGTGCCATCCGAAGAAAGACTCATGTTATTCTCCTTTCAGAAAAATAAATATATGTTCACCGTGCGCACGGTCAAACCTATTTCAGAAATCCTTGAAACTGCTGCGCCATCGTCTGCAACTGGTTAAGCTGCTGCTGGCTCATTTTCCCGGACTGCAGCAGTTTCTGCACCTCTTGTTTCGGGTCGCCCTGAAAATTCTGCCGAAATTGCTGAAACTGCTGCATCATCTGCTGAAACTGCCCCATCGGGCCGGGCAGCTTACCGCCGCCCAGAGCATTAAACAGTGGATTTGGCATTGTTATCACCCTTTCCCGGCTTATCTGCCGTCAACGCGTCAAAGCGGGCGCGTAAAGCGTCAAACTCTTCCCGCGTGACAAACTTATCGTTTTTGCTTTCAACCTTTTCTACGGCCTGTTTGCCGCGCTCTGTGTAGTCAAATATTCGTAGTGGTTGCGGCATCCCGCTGGCATCCGTCGACTTGATGTAGAACACGCTGCTTTCGCTGTCCATTAGCAGCACACTGTTTCCAGCGGCCACCATGTAGGCTTTCGCGCCCTCTTCACCCTGCACCCAGATGATAGGCGCGGACTGCTGCGGTTGCTGGTAGTTCTGCCGCAGCTGCGCCAGCTGGTCTGGCATTGCGGACGGCTGCCCCATCGGGTAATATCCCGGCGCAAATCCGGGCTGATACGGTACGCCAAACGCCATTGTCAATCATCCTTTCTGCCAGTAGTACAGCGGCACTTCATCTCCGCTGTCCCATGTATCTAGCCAATCCCCATTTTGCACGCACACAACATGCGTAGCCATTGCCAAAATATACGTGCCGTCCGAGTGGTCTTTTGCAAACTGCGCCACTGTGTAACAATCCGGGCAGCTGTTTGGCAATGTGTAGCGCTTCCACCCACATCGACGAAGATAACTGCCCCAGACATAGTTTGCAGACGGCATATCATGCAGTTCAAATCCTGCCAGCACCAGCGCCGCATATACAGCCGCCCACGATTGATGCGTTGCGGCTGCAATGGCTCTGACGGTACAATCGCCGACGCGCTTTTTTTCCGGGTTTAGGTTGATTTGCTTGTATGCCATCCGAACCGCTCCTTTTATCTTAATTGTACACAAAAAAGCGGCACACTGTGGGCCACCGAAGTGCCAACATTGTGCCGTCTTTGGGACAAAATAAAAAAGGGCGCGGCCACAAAAGCGGCCGCGCCCTTTAAATTAGCCTATTTTGTTTTTAATGCTGCGAACGCGCCGTTTTACCGTGCGCTCGCTGCAATTCAGTTCTGCCGCAATATCAGCATTGCGCCAGCCGCGCCGCCGAAGTTGCAAAACATCCGTTTCTTCATCGGTCAGCAAACCGCCGACAAAATCAAACTTTGGCATGATTACTCATCCTTCTTGTTCTTGCTTTCGGTCTGTGTGCCAAAATAAAAGGCCACGACCATCGTCACAATGGTCATGACCGTGTCAGGCTGTAATTTCTCCCGCAGCGCCAATGCTGCAAACACTGCAACGACAACCAGCGTCACAATTGTTTTTACCTTGATAAGCGCTGCCAGATTTTTCAAAAAATCGCCCATAGATATACACCTTCTTTCAGCCGATCAGATGCTTTTGCAAGTCTTTCTTTGCTTTCTGCATCTGGTCAATGTTGTTTCCGTCAAGGTTGTGGTCGAGCAGGGCAAGCAGCGCCTGCATGGTCACGCGCTGCCCCTCGTCCATGCGGTCAAGCCGCAATTTGTCGTTTTTCAAGAATCCCTCCATGGCGCTCACTCGCGCTTCTAACTTGGTAATGCGGTTGTCCTGGTCGGCCTTCGGCTTTTTTATGGCAGTGATTACTTTGCTGATAGCCACGCCCCCGGCATACAGCCCGGCAGCAGCGCCCGCCGCGTAAATCAAAAACGCCCAGGCTTCCGCAAGCGTAAACGAGAATACATGCTGCATCGGCATCACACCTCCGCCCATTCAGATTTGTACAGCCCAGCGTCCGTCAGGCCGCGTTCCTTGCACAGCAGGTAAATCGCATCTGCGTCCCCCTGCGATACCGGCCCTACCGTGATGACCTGCAGCTTGTTTGCGGGCTTGTCCTTCTCCGGCATGGCTTTGACCAGATGATTCAAATCAACCACGCCAGTGATGCCCGGCACGCCGCCCTTTGCGGTCTGGCTGTACTGGTGGATATATCGCGGCAGGCTCGTGTCGTAGTTGGCGCGGGTGTCGGCCAGCCAGCCGATGTAGTCCTTGCACAGGCCCTCGTAGTCGATGTTTGCGCTTGCGAAGGCCGTGAAGGTGTAGATGCCCGCCGTGAATCCGTGCGCTTTGGCTCTCTCACAGAACGCCATTGCAATTGCCGTGCGCTGGTCTTTAGTCAGGTTGTCGGCGCGGCCGTCGTGCGTGGCATGGCTCCACTCGGCATCGAAAAACAGCGGGTAGTTTGTCGGGGCAAGGCTTGCGCAGAAGTCTGCCTCCTCCCGGGCCTCATCCACCGTGATGGCCTGCGAGAAGAAGTAAAATCCAAACAGCTTTCCGTTTGCTTTCGCCCCTGCAAGGTTGGCATCGTACTGCTCGTCCTTCATCAGTTTTCCGGTGCCGTATCCGCGATACCCGATGCGAACAACGGCGCGGTAGGGAACTTTTGCCCAGTCAATAGCGCCCTGATGGTGAGACACATCAATCAGCACTTCCTCTCCGCTGGGCTGCACAGGCTGGCCACCGTATGTGCCCGCCTTGTTGGGTATGCCTGCATACGCAGTCGGGTCAAGGCCCTTGCTCTTGGCAGTGGCTCGCACTTCAAAGTGGCAGTGCGTCCATGTGCCTGCGGCGTTGCCGGTCTGTCCGACAACCGCCAGCACATCGCCGGTCTTTACTTTCTGCCCTACGCTTGCAAGCAACTTGGAGCAGTGGCAAAAATACAGGTAATTCACTGCGTCCGGGGTCTGGTTTGCGTCCAGCTTCACGCAGATATAATAGCCCCATTCCCATGTTTTGTTGCTCTTGTTCGTCACGATGCGGGCTGTAACAACGGTTCCTGCAATGCTCTTGCCGTTGTAGCCGGGCATGTGGATTTTGTCGTCATCCATACCGCAGACATCAATGCCGCCGTGCCAAATCTTGCCGCCGCCGCGCGTGTAACCGTAGCAGCTGTACGGGTACTTCACGAGATTTCTCCCGCTAAAAATCATGGTATCACTTCCTATCATTCGTCTGTGGTATTTTCAGCGCCGTCAACCTCCGGCACGTCCGGCGTCTCCGTAACATCGTCTGCGCTCTCTCTCGCGTCCAGCGCATCGTAGTATTCCTGCGCCAGCGTCTCCACCTCGGCAATGTCATCTTCGGTCAGCAGGCCGTTGTCGAGATGCGTATACGCTTTATCCAGCCAGAACGCAACGTCGCGTCCTGCTGCAATCTCTCGCTTGATGCTGCGCAGCGTTAAATCGTGCCGCGCTTTACTTTTAATCGCCATGGTAACTACTCCTTTCATGTTTGCGACGCAACCGCATCTTCCAAATCGGTGATTCGTTTAATTGGGTCTGCGCGCCCAGTAACAGTCGCGCTGTCGGCATCGGTCAGCACGGTATTCACTCCCGCAAGGGCGGGCAACGGCTGTGCGCCTGTCGCGGTGAAGGGGATGGGCTCTGCCAGCTTGTAAGCAATTTGTACTGGCGTGCCAGCGTCGTTCTGGGCGGCAAGGTAGGCTTTCAACGAAGCAACTTCATGTCCCGCTGATATATCGGGTAGCGAGCTAGTCATCATACTGAACATAAAATAGCGCGACGATCCGACTGTCGCAAAGCCAATTCCAGCGTTCCGCCCACCCCACACATCTTGGTTCGGAGTCTCTAAATGGCTACAAATGCCTTTTGAGTTTATAGCATCATAATCATTGATGTCGTATGTATAAAATCCTGTAATAGCAGGGTTGTGAGCGTTGATTCCCCATGAGTTCCATGATTCTGTGCCATTCAGAATTACGAGTTTCTGCGTCTCCTGCCCCTCACTGCTCACCGCGTCCACCTCACCGCCATACACGGCTTCAGGCAGGGTCAGGGTGTTGGTCTGCCCGTTGTATGGTGCGTAGGTGGAGGGAGTAGTGGTGCCTTCAACAACTTCAATTTGGAATTTGAAGTTGTTGAATACTGTGCCTTTTCGCCAGCATTGCAGCATAAAAACAAGCTCGGTTTCTACCAGCGCAGCATCGCTTGCAATATACACATCAAGGTTTGTGCTGTTTGTACCACCACGGAAGTAATGCTCATAATCCGTTGCGAACAGCGAATAGGCAAAAGTAATGCCATCACCGCTTCCAAGAGAGACGCTTCCGCTCACCTTTTTGACATACATGGTGTAGGTTTTTCCCGCAACCCAATGCAGCCGACACATTCCAATAATGATATTTCTTTTTGCAGAAATTGTTCCGTTTAACGTGATATTTTTTTCTGCGTCTACTGCTATTTTAATGTCTGAATTGGAATCTTCTGTGCTTAAAAACTCAATGACATTCTCCCCGCACCGTTCAACCTTCACGCTGTCCCTGCCCTTGATGGGACGAATGTTTTCGGGGCTTGGTGTCCCGCTCCCTTCCTGCATGGGTTCCCACTTCGCTTTCACGCCAAGCGCATATCCCGCCACGGGGTAGCACACAACAGGGTTGCCGCTTTCTTCAAGCGGTGGGCAGAGCATGTCAATGATGTGCTTGCTGCTCCACGGCTTGCCACCAATCGTGCTGTCATCTGGCGTGATGTTCTTCACCTGCTGTTTCAGCTCGGCCACCGCCGCCGTGTTCGCCACCACGTTCTCCACGCTCTCGGCCAGCGTGTCCGCGCTCTGCTTGGCGTTTGCCTCGGATTTCGCCGCAGCCTCGGCGCTCTTAGCCGCCGTATCCCGGGCAGCCTCCGCGCCCTTCTGGGCGGTCTTGGCCTCGTCCCGGGCCTTCTCAGCAGCCGCCTTGGCATCTTGCGCACTTTTGGCCGCCGTTTGCGCCGCTCCCTGCGCCTTTACGGTCTCCGCTTTGGCCTCCGCAGCAGCAGTCTGGGCGTCCTGGGCAGCCTTGGCCGCGGTCTCGGCAGCTGCCTTGCTTGCCGCTGCGTCGCTGGCGCTCTGACCTGCATCATTGGCGGCAGCTGTGGCCGTGGCCGCTGCCTGCTGTGCCGCCGTGGCATTCTCTCCGGCGAGGTCTGCCGCATTGTTGGCCGCTGTCTTGGAATTCTCCGCCGCGCGGGCAGCCCGCGCAGCCTCCGCCGCCAGCGTATCCGCTGCGCTCTTACTGGCCGCCGCGGCAGCAGCCGCATTTTCCGCCGCCTGCTGCGCGGCAATCGCTTCATCCCGGGCCGACTCTGCCGCTTCTTGGGCAGCCCGCGCGGCCTCTGCATACGGCCCGGCCTTGGCAGCATTCGCCGCAGCATTCTCCGCCGCCTGCTGTGCCTTTTCGGCATCGGCCTGGGCCTTGTCTGCGTTGGCTTTAGCAGCCGCCGCATCCTCCGCTGCTGCCTCTGCGTCCGCCTTGGCCTGCAAAGCAGCTTCCAGCACCTGCGCCGCCAGCTCGGGCGTCGGCTCTGCATCCGCGCCGCCGTATACGCCCGCTTGTTCAAGGATAAGATACTCCACGTTACAACTCGCCCGCTGCACGCCGGAGGCCAGCCCGGCCAGCACAAGCACGCCATCCTTGGCCTCCTTCGTCACCTCGGGCGGCACGTCCATGGCATCCCCATCCAGCAGGGCCACGCGCAGCGGCTCTTCCCGCCCGGGGATGTGCCACGTTGCGGTGAGATTGAGCTCGTCCCACCCGGCCCCGCGCTCAATCTTGATGCTCTCCGTGCCAAAGCTGGAATTAGTCCCCAGCACCAGCTTTCGAGGGGTGGGGAAGTAGTTGTCAAGTCTCAAAGTATGTACCATCATGCACCTCCCAAAAATCAGTAGTAAATCAGCGTGATCTGGCGGTTCACGATGCCGTTTCCGCTCCATTCCATGGTGATGGTGTTTCCGCTGATACGCAGGAGCCCAATCTCCGGGCTATCCCCACTTCGCGCGATGTCGCGAATGCCGACCAGCGTGCCGCCCGTAAAAGTGTAGCTCCAGGGACCTCCGCCTGTGACCATGGTGATTGTCACCGTTCTCAGCGCCTTTGCGCTCACTCTACCGCCGCCGTCGTGCTTTCCGTCCGGCACCGTCACCGACTCACCCGGTGCAATCGTCGCGCCCCAGTCCCCGCGCCGCGGCACATTACCGGTGCGCAGCGTTTTGCCCTTCGCGTAAAACGTAGAGTTCGCCAGCACATCCGCTTCCGTGGCGGTGGCCTGTGCCAGCTTTCCAGAGCTCAATCCACCGCCGCCGTTAAAATCCAGCCGCGTGCCATCGTACACAAATGTGATCCAGCGCCCGGTCACAACGCAGTCCCCGTCCGCCACATCCGCGCCGCAATACGCAGGCACGGCCACACCGTTGACTGTCCACGTGTCGCCCGCACTCCACGCGGCAGGGACTTTAAACCGCCCCACCGAACCCTCGCCCGTCAGCGCATACACGTTGCCGCTCTTGCTGCACTCATATTCCTGCACGCAGATATTTAACCCGCCACCAGCCGGGTCATACTGCGCCTTTGTCATCATTGCTGTGCCACCGTGCAGTTGCGCCAGCTCGGTCTTTACCTTTTCCATCAATGAGGAAAACTGCGCCTGCATGGTGGTAGTATCAACGCTAACCCAGTCCGTAACAAGCCCACACACATCGGGGTCAAGCCGTTCGTCCGTGATGCTATCCGCAGAAATGCTGCTTACCGCCGCTGCAACGTTAATACGCGCAAGAGAAATTTGCCGTTTTAAGGTGTTGTTTGTGAGTTCCGGGGCGGTAGGTGCATTATTCGGCGTTCCTTTTAGCACTTCAATACGCGGCTTTTCCGAATAATCCACCGTGTCCCAGCTAACAACAATCCTGTCAACACGTGGCAGGATGGCATCTGGCAGCGGAATTGTCAGCTGCAACTCGCTTCCAGTCTGTTCTTTTGTATCATTCCAAAAGACTGTGCCGTCCGCTTTGTCGTTCGCCAGCCAGCCCACGCCATCTGAAACGCTTACCGTCATATCACCGTTTGCGGTAACACTTAAATTGCCATCTGCGCCAAAAACGCCGCTGGAACGCCCATGAAGCCATTTCATAACGTTTTCGGCTCCGATGTATTCATCCACGTTATTCGGAAAATTTTTGATTTCTGCCACTTTATCACCTCAAAACTGTTAAAATCGGGTCACCAATAACCAGCTTGACGCTTGATCCGTTTGCATCCTGTGAATACTTTGCCGCCGTGATTCTTGCCTTGTACTTTACACCCAGTCGCAAAGAAACGCACCAAACCAAATCGCCAACATTGTATGCCGTGCCAAGCTCATCACCGTTCGCGTCAATCGAAAAGCCGTTGCGGTTCAGGTGACTGCCCAACTGTAAAGCGGCGTACTGTTTTACGCGGCTTTCAAAATCCGCGTTACTTTCATCATCTTGCTGGCTGTCGCCGTTGAACCTTGCCCATAGTTCCCGTCGATCGTTGTCGCTGGCCGTGCCAGCCTGCACCAAAAACTTTGTGCCGTCTTTGTACTGCGCTTCACAGTAGCACACGTTTTTGTATTCAGAAATGTCCTTGTCAACTACCAGCCCGGGCGCTGTTCCGCGTTCCTGCACAAACAGAACCGCGTCTAATCCCTCTGTACGGTCAACGCCCTTATACAATTCAAACGTTTCTGTTTTGGCTCTGTAGTCCAAAACCATCCGGTTCCCAATCCCGGCATCTGTCAAAATCGGTTGTATGCAGTTTAACAGTTCATCCCCGTACACCTCTGTTGCCGTCACGGTTTCTGTCAAGCCTTTTTTCTCTGCCAGCAGTATAGGAAGCCCGCGCAGGTTGGCAGTAATAACGCTGTATACATCCGTTTCTACGTTGGCAATACTGGCAGTTGCCGCAATAACACGCCGGTTCAGTTTGTTGTTCAGGCTGTACCCGTTCAACGTGATTTCGCTGTTATCGCAATCGTACTGTATTTCTTCCACCGTATACGCAAGTCTTCGCTCTACAATGTACAAAACAGCATCCAGCTCCACTATCCCGATGTTGTACTCATCCATCGGCAAAACTACCGTAAATTTTCCAACATCGTTATAGTAGTCGCTGAATTCGCTGCTGATCGCGTGTGTGATTTCGTGTCGGTTACTAAGGTCAGGGGAGAACAGCTCTAATCTCATATTACCGTTACACCCGCACTTTCTTCCGAAAAAGAAACGCTCATTTCAACGTTTTCAAGCCCGCTGTCCGCAGTAGGTTTCCACGCATTATCGCCAGTGTGAATTCTGTACAGTGTGCTTTCAAGCGTAAGTGCGCCCCGGCAGTCGCCGTCCTTAGAGCTTGTGACCGTTGTCTTTCCGTGTGATGTCTTGATAACAACACGCTCATCTTTCACAAGCGTTTTTTCCAGCCGCAGCACTTCACCTGTTAGCATGTTTTCAATGCCTACGTTTGTTGCCGTCTCGCCAATGCAATTGATTTCCAACCTAAACGGCACATCAAACTGACCAAAATTCTGCAAAACAATGTATTTCAGCACAATGACTTTGCCGAAATAATACGTTTTGCTGATATTCCATGGGAATTTAAAACCTTTTTGCACGCCGCGCAGCTGCATTGCTTTTCGTTCGCCACTTTCCCAATACGGGTAGGGGGCAAGCAAGCCGAGCTGAAACGGCGCACCGTGTTTTGATGCACCAATGGTAGGCGATGCCGTTACAATAACGTCTATGTGCCAGTCTCCTGCATATAACACCCCGGTCAGGTCAGGCCGTACAACGGTCATAAGCGCGTCTTTCAACGCTTGTGCATTGTCGCCGATAACTTTTCCATTGATGGTAATAGGCCGCGTCTGAATGGCCTTAGATTGTACAGTAGCGCCTACCTGACCGATGCCCTGCGCCGTGTTGGCAGTGACCGAAATTGTATCAATGCCATCCGGCTTGCTGATAAGATAACCATGCGCGTAGTCAAACACGATAGACTGCCCCAGCGAGTTGACGTATTTAAAGGTCTTGCTTAAAAAACTCATATCGCCCACCTCGCCCGCTGAAAATACGCTGCTGTACTTGCTGCCAGTTCAACCGGCGTCTGCTTTGCCGCGTAAATATTTTGCGTCAGGTTAAAGCCGTTGCTGCTTCCCTTACCGCGTCTGTAGTTGTCCGCTTCATCGGCTGTCAGCACCATCTCTCCGCGATGCAGATTTGCAACGTAGTTGTTATAGGGGACATAATCCATGCCGCCTGCGTGGCTGCCGTCAGACCCCGTGTTGTTTTTCACATCACTTGCATTGATGACAAAAATGCTCTTGATGCCATCCCACAAGCCCTGCACAAAGCTGACAAGACCACCCCAAACAGCCGCAATGCCGCCCTTGATGCCTTCCACAACGTTTTGCCCGACAGTAGAGAAAAAGTCAAACGCACCTTCAAAGATGCCTTGAATCGACTCCCACGCGCTCTGAAAGTCACCAGACAACACAGCGTCAATTGTAGAAAACACGCCGGTAATCAAATTAAACACAGTCTGGAAAAAGCTTACCGCAACATTCCAGATGCTTTGAATAATGATCCACGCGCCCTGGAAGAATCCGCTGATAATCGGTGCAAACGGCGCAAAGATAACCACAATTGCCTGAAAGATAGCCTGAAAGAATGCGCTTGCCCATGCCCATACAGTTTGTACAAGGCTCCATGCAGCGCTGAACGCTTCACCGATGCTCTGTATAACTGGTGTCAAATCTGTAATAACCTGCGTAACGACTTGCCCAATAACCTGCATAGCCGCTTCAACATAAGGCTGCACCCATGCTACAAGTTCTTCGATTTTTGCCCAGATGTTTTCAATAACGCCATTTACAGAATTTTTGAAATTTTCGTTCTTCGCATACAGCACAGCCAAAATGCCAACCAGTGCGCCAATTGCAACCACAACCAGTGTAATTGGGTTTGCTGCCAAAACCGCATTAAAAGCGGCTTGCGCTTTTGCCGCTGCCGCCTGTGCCAACGTCATAAGAGAAATCTTCCCTGTAAGCAATCCGGCAAGAATTTCGGATGCCTTTAATGTGCCATTGAGCGCACCCTGTGCAATTTCCGCGTCAGAAAGTCCCATGCTGAACAAGGAAACAGCAACCTTAGCTTCGTCAAAAGCCGTCACCATCTTTTGGATTTTCGTCCCGATTTGCCAGCCTTTTACAGCTGCACCAACCGTCACAAGTGCTGGTGCGATTTCTTCAATTACAGGCACGACTTCTTCAGCTGCTGTTTTAACATTATCAAAAATGTCAATCAAGAACGAAAAGTCAGAGTTTTCAATCGCGCTTGTCAGCCCGGAAATAATTGCATCGCCAAAAAATGAGAACACATCAGCAACAATGGGCTGCAATTCACTTGCTACACTGCTTAACCCGCCGAAAAGAGCCTGCAAGCCCTCTTCAATAGTCGGTTCAATCTCCATAATCACGCCGCTTACATAAGGCGCAAGCTGTGTAACCAGTTCGCTCAAACCATCAATCAAAGTAGGCACAATTTCTTTGATGCGCGGTATAATGTTGTTCCCGGCAGTAATAACACTGTCAACAAGGTTGTCCACCAAGGATTGAAAGTCTTGCTCCGGGTCTGCAATTCCGATCAAAAGATTTTCCCAAGCGCTCTTCATCGACGCTGTACTGCCTTGAATTGTAGTTGCAGCTTCCTTGCTGGTCGTTCCCATGATGCCCATGTTGGCCTGCACGACATGAATCGCTTGTACAATGTTCGCATAGGACATACTGGTTGAATCGACCGTTACGCCAAGCTCTTTCTGCGTGTCTTTCATGGCAGCAGCTTCTTTGATAAGCCGCTTCATCTCAGCCTGCGTACCGCCGTAGCCAAGTTTCAGGTTGTCTAACCATTTCGTTACCCCCGGTTTCCCGGTATTATAAAAAGCCACGCGCGTTTCCGCACATGGCTTTTAAGGGATTAGACTATATCTTCAACTTTTTCAAAAATCCAGCCTTTTTTATTCCTCTTGCGGTATCGACTGTTGTACTTAATTTCACTGTCAGAACAGTGGAAGTATTCAGCCGCCGCTTGTCTGGATTCAAATAGGATTGTCCTTCCGTCGAGATGTGTTGCCCTTACCTGGCGTTTCTTATTTTTAATTCTGGAATGATACCCATACGACAGTGCGTTTTCAGAAGGTGTCACCCATCTTAAATTAGAAACGTCATTGTTTGAGCGGTTCCCGTCTATGTGGTCAACCCAGCACCTTTCTTCGTTCTCTGGTTTTTCAAGAAAAGCATCAGCAACAAGACGGTGTACATGCTTAGATATTGTAATCCTGCAATATCCAGCATTTTTACTAAGCACCATTATTTGTCCGGTGCTATCTTTCTTAACTCTGCCCTTATTGCTGACTGAGTATCCCGGTAAATCGGGAATCTGTTTCCAAATCTCCACGGCTTTTAATCCTTTCAGAAAAAGTTGGTGCGCACTTCCAACGCCGTACCAATAGGCGTTGTACTCGGTGACGAACCGATAGTCGTTTGACCTTCTATGCTTTGTATTATATCACAATTTCACCTGCTTTGCAAGTGTAATTGTGATACAGCATAGCTTGGCACAGGATGACCATGCTGTAAAAGCCATAAACAGTTTAGGTTTCCCCTGTTAGCACAACTGTCTCATGCAGCCATTTCCTGCCGCCTTTTCAGTTGCACACCCCTGGTAGGTTCACGCACGCTCACTGCATAATCACTTATGCAGCGGACATTAGATTTATCGTGTAGTTCTGCTTCGCGAATCCGTTATATGCGTCTTGGATGGACGAAATATTCGTACCCATCTTGTTCGCATTATCGGTCATATCCGAAATTGCAGTATTTGCCATTTGCGCGGCTTTTTCTGTGTCACCACCCAAACTTGAAACCAGTGTTGCCGCAAACGATGTGGATGTTTCCATGTAATCATTTGCTGAAAGACCCACATTCTTGTATGCGTCTTTTGCGTAGTTCTCTATGATTCCCGCGCTATCTTTGTACAGCGTTTCCACGCCGCCGACAAGCTGCTCATACTCTCCGTAGCTATCCAGAGATGCATTGCCGATTGAAATTGCCGCGCCAGTTGCCATTTTGCCTATGTTAACAAATCCGTTTGCAACATTGTGCAGACCGTCTGTAACAACGTTTCCTAGCACGGTGCCGGAAAAAACGTCCATCAGAGAGGAAGCCCCGCCCTTTGCCTTTTCTACGCCTTTTTCGTATTCGCTTGTGTTTAGGCTTAATTTGGCATAAAGATTAAAAACGTCCATTTTATCACTCCCTTCTTGAATTTTTTTATCCAGTATTGTATTCTATCCGTAGGAGGTGTTTTTTATGGCAAAAGCAAAAAATGCGGTAATCGCCGGTGATTTTATGGGCAAAAAGGTGTCTGTTTCATTTGGCAAAGTCTCTATGGACGTTGGTGGTCTATCAGCACTTGAACTAAACAGCCGTACTGTTGCCGGGTACTCTGTGGTAGATGAAACTCACAAAACATCTATGGCTTCCGGCGTTATGCGCGGCATGGTCGGCGGTGCTTTGTTTGGTGGTGCTGGCATGGTTGCCGGTGCAATGACTGCCAAGCAAAAAGGCGTTTATCAGGTTGTTATACAGCTTATAGATGACCCGCAATGGCGTTACAGCGGCAAGCGCTTCCTGTTGGAAGTTGACGAGCCAACCTATAAAGCCATTATCAAAAATTGTTTCTAAGTTTAGCCGCCCTTTGTTTGGGCGGCTTTTTTCTCTGCATCTTTCAACCCATGCCGCGCCGCAAAGTCTTTGAAATCCGCCTGCACCTGTTCCGGTGTCCGCGTATCCACTTTGGGCGGGTGGATAATGTCAATATATCTCGCTGGCCTGTCCTTTGCGCCTGTTACAGCTACCACAAGGCTCCACGCGCTGTCTGTCATGTACACCTTGTACATCTGTTCTTCGAAATCAGCTTTTAAAGCGTAAGGCAGCGCCGACACAAGCGCCTTTGCGCTTAGTTTCGGCAATTTCAGCAGTACAGGGATTACTTGTTCTGCCCGCCAGCAAGACACAATTTGAAAAAATCGACAAAATCCTTATCGTTCAGCAAATCATAAACCTGCTTGCAGGTGACAAGAAAATTCTGCTTGCCGATTTCCTCTGCCGTCAGCCCATTAAATGGTGACAGAATTTCGTAAACGTCGGTACGGTGCCTCTTAATTGCAATGTTGAGCAGGTTTACGATTTTCGCAAGGCCGAAGCGCTGCATTGCAATAACTGTCGTGTTGCCTTTTGGCATAGTTTTCTGCACTTCCGCAACAAGGTTTTCATCCTCGATCAGGTTCGTGATTGGCGTTGCAATTCGCAGCGCAACCTCGCCAGCTTCGTCGGTGCTTAACTGAGAAAACAGCTTCATCGTGCCTCATCCTCTCCGGCCTTGATATACACCTCACACGGCACAGTGTCCTGCGCGGTAATGGAATAATGCGCCGTGTATTCAAAGCTCATCTGGCCTTTTTCCTTGTCACCCGTCTGTAAGCTGAAACCGCCGGTAGACAGCGTATTCAGCATGTGAATGGCACAGAAACCGCCATTCGTAGCGCCGTGCTTGTCCGAATAATCGCACAGCAACCACAAATCCGTAAAGTCGCTGTTTTTCAGGTCTTTGCGCGGCGTGATTTTGGACACCTTGGTAGTAGTCGTCTCATCGGCTGCGCCAAGCATACTTTTCACATTGGCGGTGGATGCCGAAACATAAGTGCCGCTGCATTTGACTTCCCAAGATTCAATCTGCTTCAGCTCTTTCATGTTTTTTGGGCAGTTGTCGATGTCCTCGCCAAAGTCGGTAAAGCTCGGCACAGCCGTAAAGTTGATGCCGCCAGTCGTAGCGCCCAGCAGCGCACTTTCTTCCGGCGCAGTACCGGAAGTCGGGTCAAACGTAGTTGCAAGATAGCCCGCGTTCAAGACAAGTTCCTTAAACGCAGATTCAGGAATACGAGTAAATTTCATGCTCTCACCTCAATTTAGGCATAAAAATTCGGCGGTCACGTTAATGTACCGCCGTTTTAGGTTTTTGTCTGTGTCATCTGCCAGCGATTGGCAGAACGGGGAGCCGCGTTTTAACCAAATCAAGCCGCCATCTACCGGCAGCGTCACGCCGCCAATGCCCAGCGCGTCCGAGAGCTCAAGCGCCTTTGAATTTGGCACCGCTTCGCTCATGGTATGGAACCACATGTTGACCGTCAGCGATACCGCCCCGCCGCCCCATGCGTCAAACACAGCATCATAGGTCAGGTATGGGAGTACAGCGTCATCTGGCACGGCGTTGCTTGCGTAAGCGGTCATAAACCGTCCGAAAAACTGCTGTAATGCAGCACCCTTTGTCATGTCGGCAATCCCTCCCGCAATCGTTCAGCCGTAAAACTTTTTAGTCCGTTCAGCATCGGGGAAGCACTTGCCGGGGCTTGCTTTTCTTCCGGGCGGCTCGTGACCCGGAAATATGCCCCAGTCGTCGCGTCCTTATACACGCTGCCGTACTCGATGGGAACATCTTTCCGCACAATGCCGGTATATACGCTGGTCACGCCCTGCGCTTCGGCCTGCCGTGCTTCAAGGCTGCTGTCCAATGCAACGTAATTCGCGAACTCTGCGCCCTCTCTCCACTCGGTAGCATAGCCGCCTTCTCCGTCAGGCTTTGTCAGCTTGTCCATGATGATGCAGCTGCGCGAAAAATCATCAAGCAAGCTCATAATGATACCTCACATCGCCATTTGGCTCTCTATCCGCAACGACGCGAGCATTGCTTGCGTTCACAAACATTTCGACGATTTTTAAGCATCCCTCAGCTGTAGATTTGTCAATGTTCATGCTGAGATTTACAGTAACATCGACGTCGAGTTTATCGGTTCTCATTACAGTTTCCTCCACTTGTTCAGCCGTGATGCAAATACACCTTGCCAGCACGGCAGAGAGCCGCCAGAACCGCCGCTTGCAGTAGATTTAGTGTAACTATACCCCGCAAAGCTCTCACTTTGAAATGGGCTGTTTGCGGCGTTCTCATACTGCGTGCGCCACGCCTTGATTTCTTCCTCAAGGTGCAGAAATTCGGTAGGCACGGCCATGGCCCAGATAGCGCCATCAAAGGTTTCATCCCTCAACGAGCAGTTACCGTATTGATACACACCATCGTTCAGAACGCTGCCTACAATTCGGAAATACTGACAGGCACGCAAAAAAGGCAGCGCAATGCTGCCTCCCTTGATGGTGTACGTGTCCGGGTGGACGCCGCCGGGAATCAAGAAGTAATTTCGACATTCCCTCATCAATTCCTCAAGCATTGTGCTGCCTCCTATTACTTAACCTCTTTCTTGGTGTTCACGGCTGCCTGCGTTGCGGGCTGCACGGTAATGACAGCAATTCCGTCAAGATACTCAGCCCACAGAGCCATACCCATAAGGGCAAAGCTCTCGCCGACTGCCGTACCGTAGTTGCCCTGTGCGTGGAAACCAATCAGATTGGTTTCGCCCTTGACGGTGTAGGACAGACCCAGACGAGCGAACTCACTATCGCCGGGGTCAATGTAGTACAGGTCGATATTCTCAACCGGGGTGGCGATAATCTTGTTGCGGTCAATCTGGGTTTCGGGCAGCAAGAACAGGGTGCTATAGCCCATGAAGTTCTTGATGTAGGTCAGGCCGAAAGCGTTCTGAACGGTAATGTTTGCAGTCCCCAGATAGTCGTATGCGTCCAGAATGTTGGCAAAGCCGACGACTTCTGTCACATCCTTCTGCATCTTGGCAAACTTGTTGAGAACTTCGCCCTGCGCTTTTGCAAGGCCAGCTTGCCAAGAATCGGCAGTTCCAGTCAGAGTGCCGGTGTTGAGGAAGGTGTAGAACTTGGACAGGACGGCGTTCTGCAGCTTGGTGAGGAAAGCATCGTCGGATTTCTGCACAGCGATTGCAGCGCCGTACTTGGACACGTCCTCAACAGGAACTGCCTTTGCATACTTTTCGATGGTCAGGTCTTCCTTCGCGCTCTGCGTGATGGTGGCCTTGCTGTAAGGGATAACTGCGCCGGGGGCAACATTGCCATTTTCCAGTTCGACGCTGGCGGTGTAGGAAATCAGAGAAGTGCCGGGGGCTTTGCGGATGGGACGCATCACGCCCAGAATCTGCGCCAGAGCCTCCCAGTTGTCTGAGAAACGGGTCACGAAATCAACCTCGCGAGCGGTCACGCCGGTATAAACGTTCGGCAGAGAATCGCGGGGGGTGGTCAGAGTTTCAAGTTTAGTTGCAGCCATATTCAGGCTCCTTTCATTCGGTAGTGTTGTTCAGGTTTTCCTCGATGGCCTTCAAGCGGGATTCATAGTCCAGCACATAATGGCCTTTTTCGTCCTTTTTGTAGATGTCAGCCATCGAAAGTTTTGCGCCGCCGCTGTTGGCGGGCGGGTTCGGGGTGTTGGCTCCCTGCGTGCTGGTCGTGGTGATGTACTCGCCATAGCCGTCTTTCAGGCTCTTTTCAAGTTTGGCGGCATCCTTGACAGTGCCGTCTTCATCCAGTTCCAGCTTGTCCAGCAATCCGTCAGCCTTTGCCAGTTTCGCCACGCTTTGGACGCGCTTGTCAGATACACCGATTTTTTGCAGCAAAGCGCCCAGTGCCTTTTCTTTGGCAGCAGTAGTCTTTTCGGCGGCCACGCTGGTTTTGTAATCCTCAAAAGCCTTGTGCTCGGATTCATACTTCTCTTTGTAACCGTCATCACCCTTGCCTTTCAGGTCGTCCAATTCCTTTTGAACGCCGGGAAGTTTTTCCGCATCGGCTTTATACCGCGTAACGTCGTCCTTCAGCGGGTCAACTACTCCCAGATGGAGCGCCACCAGCTGATTTTCAATTTCGTCAGTGCAGTTTTCGCCAATGATTTTGCGAATTTCAGCGCGTGTAAATTTTGCCATGGGGGTTCTCTCCTTTTCTTCGGTGGCGGTTCTTCGCCATTTGAGTTTTATTTATTCAAAACAGCAGTGCTTCGCTGTTTTTTCGTATAAAAATAGCACCTGCCGCAAACGCGGTAGATGCTAATAAAAAGAGCCGAGAGGCCTATTTGCCTTTCAGCTCTGCTTCGATGATTCTTTTGTACTGTTCTCCGTGCTCGGCAACGGCAGGCTTGATAAAAGGCTTTGCCCGTTGGCCGTGCGTCAAATGCCAATCGCCTTTTGCATCTTGGTACACCCACGGCGTTTGTCTGCCACCCGGATAGTAAATACCAGTACCGCACTCAACGTATACGCCGTATTCGCTATTTGTGCCGACATATGCGGCTTTTTCGCCGTCGTTTACCATATGTGTAATGCTGTTGCGCAGATTGCCAGTGTCCACGGGGCATAGCTTTTTGGCGTACCCCTCACCCACCAGCCCGCACTTTTCCAACGCCCGCTGGCAAGCGGATTCCAGCGCTTCTAATACCTCATCGCTGTGGTCTTCAAGTTTGATTTTCATCGTTTTCTAAGCGCATAACAACGCTATATTCATCCATAATATGGCATACCAGCGTTTTCCCCGTTCGAAGATTTTTGATGTCATCTTCTGTAATAATTACATAATCATATCCGAACATGGATATGTGCTTTTTTGCTTCATCAGCTGTGTCGTAAGCTGTAAACTTTTCACTTGATGTATCCCCTAAAAATCTTTTTATTGGGTTCATGGCTCTTACCTCCTACTTTTTAAGTGTGATTTTCATCGCTCAATTCTTGCTTCACTGCTATTGTCTTTAACGATTTCATCTTTGTAAAATTCATCGTAAGACTGTACGGCTTTAGTAGGTGCTTTTTTTGTCAGCTTGTAACAAAATTCCGCTTCGTCGAAATAGTACCAATCCTTATTTCTCATAAAATATGGTTCGGTTTTCATTTTACAAGCCCCTTTCTTTCAAGCCAAACCAGCATAGCCTTGCCAAGCTCGTTAGGCGCGCCAAGCTGGCTGTTTGCAAACACCTCTGCAAAAAATTCTGCGTAATTTGTTCTCCCATACCGAGAAATATTATCTCCCAATTTGAAGTTTACATTAGCTTCTTTCGCAATGTCAAGTATTTCTGCGCAACACCTTTTTTCTGTGTCTGCCCATATCTTTTTATATTGCTTAAGTCTTGCCTTTTCCGTTTTCTTGCTATAGTCAATGGACGCTTTTAGCTTTTCAAGCCCATAATCTTCCATAGCCTTTTTTATGACAGTATTCTGTACCATGTGGCCATATTCATGCGTTACAGTGTATATTGATGCATTTTCCTTCAAAGCTGGCATTATATAGCCGCTTTCTATCTGAGACAAAGTTTCGGTAACATTGCTTTTATAGCTGTTAAAAGCTATGGGACACAAAGACAGATTTTGGTTTGTTGGGTCTGTGACTTTCGCACCGACGTATGCATCTGTCGCTCTGCCGCCTGATACGGAGCATATAGAGCCTGTGGACTTCTTAACAGCACCGAATGTTTGTTCGAGATTATGCAACTGCTTTGTGCAATCAATGGCGAGCCTTTCATCAACATTGCGAACAAAAGAATCCTCAACAAAGTTGAACCCAATATCATTTAGCAACACCTCTTTGCAGTCTTGCATTGAATGCAAATTAAGTTCAGCTTTTTCCTTGACTATTGCTTGCTCTTTCTTCCACCCCGCCCATTCTGCATAGCTCATATCTCCCACAAGCACAGATTCTCCCGTTTCTGGGTTAATAGCGCGTCTGCCGCCGCTGCTTGTGTCTTCACCATCAACCTCTGCAATTTGGGTGCAGCGGCAGTTATACACAAGATAGCCCGGTGCGGAACTGTCTCCCGGATACATAAGCTCGTAACCGTCAACCTTAAACGGCTTGTCAACGTCTACTGTCTGGCCGTCAAGCATTGCATGGGCATGGCGTGTGCGGTTGTCCAGCGTTGCCAGCCATTGCTTTTTCAGCTTTATGCCCATGTCCTGCGCGGCGCGGTAAGTATCTAGTCGCCCCGCGTTCTGCGCTGCTGTAACCGCCGTTCTCGCCGTTCTGATGGCGCTTGTGCGGTTCATATCCTGCATACGGTGTTGCAGGTCGTTGGCGATTTTCGGTATGCTTTTGCCTTGCAGGATGGAGCTTGTCACGCTGCCTGTAATCTGTTGCTTGCCGTACTTCAAATCAATTCCGCGCTGCAATGCACGCTTTGGCGGGTAATATGGCATTAAGTCAGGCTGTTCAACAATCAGACGTTTAACCGTCTGCTCGTCCCATAGCGTAAAGTCCGCGCTGTCGCTTACCTGTTCAATTTTGTATGCGGCGTAATTCCTGTTCAGCGTGTAGATGCCCGGCGTGGCGTCATTGACATAGGCAACAGCCGTTTCGTTGGCGTTAGTGTATCTTTCTGCCACCTTGTCCCTCATCGCCGTAAAACGCTTGCCGCGCCCTATCTGCGCAAGCCGCCATTGCTTATACTGCTGTTCGGTTATTTCGCCATTTTTCAGCTTTTCTTGCATAGCAGCATCGCGCTTTTCAAACTTTTCAAAATACGTTTTCACGGTTTCGGAAAGTTCGCCCGCCGCTTGCTCGTATATTTTGGCAATGCGCCGCTCCAACTCTGCCAGCTGTTCGTCAGTCAGTTTGTGGGCATAATCAGGTTTTTTCATTTTCTTCTTTTAGTGGATTTTTTTCTTTTTACTGCGCCACCGACAAATCCCATCATTTCCTCACTAAGCCTTGCTTGGCTTCTTTTGTACGTTGAAGTTGTGATTTCTCTTTTTGTAGCTTCCCCAAAAGAATTCACAAATGTTTTTCCACTTGTTTTTTTATCAGACGAATTTTTACTCGCAGTTATTATCTTGTTTGTAAGTATCCGTCTTTTTGACTCAAGCGCCTGTTTTTTTCTTTGCACATCGTAATATCCGCTCGGCATATTCCACGCAGGATTTTTTGATGCGTAATCCGCCAATTTTTTTTCAATTTCTCAATTTGGGAATCTAGGCTTTTTTCTTGCGCTTTTAATGCTCCTAAACTCGCACTATTGCCACCTCTACCGCTTCCTGAACCTCTACCGCCCATTCTTACATCTCCTTTTTATTTGCTTATAATATGGTTGAATCCTCGTGACGTTCCAATCAAATTCTTCAGGGCATTTGCCATACCACAAAATCTCACTGGGTTCAAGCCTTGCCAATGCCGCCCGAACGCCTTTTCCAAACAGCGCTTGATTCTGCTTGTTTTGCTGCGTTCCAACGCTGGATATTGCCACAATCGAATGTTTCGGTTCACCATCAAAACACCATTCATAGCTTTTCTCGTCGCTCCAACACAAGGTTGGCACAACGTGAATCCCGCATTTCTGCCAGTATGCCGCCAGCCAGTGCTTGCGATAGTGATTATAAATTTGCATAGCAAGCGGCATATCCGTATACATTGAGAAATCAGGCGCACACACAGCGCCAAATTTTCGCAGCAGCGGAATGTACTTGTCCGGCTGATTCCACACCATTTGGAATTGATAATCATCCACGAAAAAGTTAACGCCTTTTGTTGCGCAGTCCGTACAGGTTTTAGCAAAGTTGAACGGAATCCATTCCAGATGTCGCACATCAATGTGTTCCGGCTGGATAATCGGTGTATCGTATTTGCCAACGCCTAAAAAGTTGGCTTTGTCGAGATTTTCAAAATTCAACATCTTGTCATCCCTCGCCTTCTGTCGTACGGTCTAACTCCTCTGCCGCCTTTCTCTTCATCAAATCCTCGTACTGGTCTGCGTCTCCGAGAATGGTCAATAGCTTGCGCGTGATGTACTCGTCGTCGTAATATTCAGCTCCGAGTAAGACTGTCTGCGCCTCTTCCTGTTTGTTGATAATCTGGTTGCGCGTGTATGTCGGATCGTCATCAAGACCGGCAACCGCCAAAATTCCCTTGATGCAGCGCGTCACGCAACTTTCAAACTTGTCTGTTTTCAGGTCGAGTGGCACATAACTGGCCTTGATGGCCGTTGCAGTTTGGTTTCCAGCGCTAACAGCCGCAGAATCAAACGCCTGGAAGTCCTCGTATAACTTTTTGGTTAGCATGTCAATGGTGGCTTGCGTGCCTTGGAACGGCGCTTCGATGCTCTGTGGCGTGGCCTTCGCGCCCTCGTCACCGTCAGCGTGGGCGACATGGGTAGTTTTCAGACGCTCAATGAACTTTGTATCGTCCTGCTCGTCCATGCCTCCGCAGTTGGTCAGAACCCAGAAAATCAGGTTGCCCTCGTCAACATTGTTTACCATGTTGGAGCTTGCAAGGTCGAGCGCGTCAATGGTATTCTGTCGCCCCTGTAGCTCGCTGTGGGCCTGCTCGCCGTTTTTCAGCGGGATAATTGGAAATCCGGGATAATTCTCGCCGTCATAAATTTCCGTGCCGTCTGCCTCGCTGGTGCGCAGCTTCAACTTGTAAGCGCGTTTCGGCTTGAGAATCGCCATATCATTGCTTTTGGGCTTTAGATACTCTGTGTAGCCGTCAAGCTCGTACAGCGTGGCCCGCAGTGGCTTATTGTCTGCCACCTGCCAAAAACGGATTCCGGCTTTAATGGAGCCGTCTTCCTCGTCGTACAGGGGAACAAATTCCTCTGCTGCGAACACCTGCACATGGTCGAGATTCCAGAACACGAAAGACTGCCCGTCAATCAAAGCATGGCGGGCAGCGTCCATAACATCTTCGTCAAACGTCGCACCCAGCGCCTTTTTTGTCTCCGGCTTCTGAAATGAAACGCCGTTGCCCAGCAAATACGAAACTTCTTGGTCTACGACCAAGCCAAAAAACTTGCTTGCGATCTTGTGATTTGCCGTGTACATGTCACGGTGCGCCTTGCCCTGCATGTCGTAAATGGTTTTCTCGTATTTGTTGATTGTAGGGTTTTCTCCGTGGTAATACTTGTTGGCGTTCGCTGCAAGGCGTGTGCTATGGTTGGCCTTATACTCGTTGATTGCGCCCAGTATGAAACTCATGCGGGCCTTTTCGTCCTCGCCAACCGCTACAAAATCTTGGTATGTTTTCACGTCTTCTCACCGCCTTTACACGAAAATGCTCTTGTATCTGGTTTCGGCGGTGTCTCCCGCCTTGTTCGCTGTGCTTTCCATCGCGTACCGCACCGCATCAATGTGATGGTTGTTTAAATCCGGGTAGCCTTCCAGAACTTCCCCCGTCTTGCCGTCCCGCTCGTATTCATACTCGCTGAACTCTTTTGCCGTGTCCGGGCAACGTTCTGGGTCAATGACAATAGCTTCCAGCATTTGCAGCCACTTTGTGCCGTATCGAACCGATTTCGGCCCTTTTCGGGCCGGAAACGTCTTCACGCCGTACTTGTTATAGTCCGCAATAGATTTTGGCTCGGCGCTATCCGCGCAGACTTTATCCTCACGCGTCAGCCCTCTATCCAAAAGCAGTTGCGCAGTGTCCCTGTTGCTGGTTCTACGCCGTGTCAGTTCATCGAAGATGTAAAGCGTGCGCCGCGCTGCATCAAAGTGCATCGCATTGTATGCCCATGGGTCAGGATACCAGCCCCAGTCAACGCCGCGTTTGATTCTGTCGAATGTTTTCAACTGCTCGTCTGTGATTGGTTGAATTTTTAGGTTTTCGAATACCGCTGTGCCGCTGCCGACAACCTCGCCCAGATACTCATGCCGGTATGCTGTTTCGTTTGTGCGCTCCAAGTATTCAGCATCGGCCAGAAACCGCTCGCCGAGCCATTCTGCGGGCGTTGTTTTGTAGGTGGAATGATGTACTAACTTTCCCTTGCGGGCTTTCAGCGCGTACCCGTTTGCCCAGTTCCGTGCCATTGCTGGCGGGTTGAAACTCTTGAACGTAATGAACCAATCGCCGCCGCGTAGGCATGACTGCTCCACGTTTCGGATTTGCTCTTCCCCGTCAAACTGGTCAAGTTCTTCAAACCAACAGATGCCGATATAACCAAACGGCACTTTGATTGACTTTACCTTTCCTGGGTCATCAACGCCGAAAAAAAGCACCTTTTGCCCAGTAGGCAAATAGGTGCATTCCATCGGGGAGACCGTGCAACGAAAATGGTCGTGCAAGCCAAGCTCATTGATTGCCCATACGATTTGCGCATAAACGCTTGTGCGCAATGTGTTTCCGACCTTGCGGAAAACTGCCGCGTGGCATTGTGGATGCGCCCTCAGCTGCAAAATGACTTCAACGCCAATGAAACTTGACTTTGTGCTTCCACGTCCGCCTTTTGCCACAAACTCTTGGACTTTACCATCTTCAATGTCCCAGAATGGCTTATAAAATGCTGGCGAAATAATATCCTTGATATGTTTATTCTCTTGGCACATCATAAATAATATTCACCGTTCCCGTGCTCTCTTGCTTCGGTTTGTCATCCCATCCAAAATTTGCCCGCAAACTAAACTGTGCGCCGCCAGAGCCGTCTTTGTCGTACAATCTTTCTTCGGCGTACTGTTCACAACGTGTCTTTGCACGCGTAATCGTGTCATTAAACTCTGGTTTGTTTTGATAATTCAAAAGCGCCTGCCTTGATGCAAAACCAAGTGCAAGCGCCAATCCTGTCACAGTAGGCGGTTTTTTATCGTCATAGATAATATAGCCGTTTTTATTTCGCATCGGTTCGCCGTTATCGTCTAAAAACGGCTTTCCTTTACAGGCTTCAAAGTAGGCATCAATCTTTTCTTGCATTGCCTTTACGCTTCTGTATTTAGGTGGTGCGCCCACCGGATTTTTTCTTGATGCCACTTTATCACCTCGCTTTACGCTTCCATTTGCAAGCCATTTCAAAACGCAAAAAGCCCACACACTTGTGTAGGCTTATATCCCCCAAAACCCCTTTGCGCCGGAGGAAAAGCGCGTTCCCGCCCTGTCGGTGTATGCTGTGCCGACCTCACCCGTTGCGGGGAGCAAGTCCGCAACGCTACAGGCGGCATCCCGTGCATCGCACGTGATGGTACGCCTGCTTTTTTCATCCGCTGCATTTATCCCCGCGTGCGGATTCGCGGTCTCTGCTTTGATGTTATGGGGTTCGGCGATGCGTAACTGCGTCAGTAACGGAGTCCGCACAAGCAGATGCCGAACGGTTTTCTCGATGTCACCGTCAAAACGTCCCCGAACTTCTCCGCTTTCAAAATCGGTGTGCAGCCGGGTATGCGCCCTCTCGTTGTGGACTGTGCGCCGTCGCTGCTTCCGGCGTGTCAGGTTATCTATCGCGTTTCCTGCGCAGGGCTTGCACCTGTGGGAATGACCCAGCATTTCTACTAGCTGAGCTATGCTTGCCCTTGACCGGACTTGAACCGGCACACCAAGGCTCTTGCCATTGAGCTACAAGGGCATGTGCGGCTTGCCGTTTGCACGACCATTGTCATCATTTGTGAGGTATGCCGCGCACGCTCACACAGACTAGGAGCTACCCAGTCATCTGGCACGGGTGGAAGGTCTTGACCCCTCATCTTGCGGTTTTGGAGACCGCAGTTCTGCATTGAACTACACCCGCATAAAGGCGCGTCAGTTGCGCGTGTTGCACTTTTTGTAGGCCAAAAGTAAAGCTCATTTTAATTAACTGTGTCCAAGTCGGTATAAATTAAAAATGAAATTCACTTTTTTAATAACTTGTGCAACAGAGGCTTGCCGCGATCTGTTGGTACTGCACATAGGTCTTGCACCTTTGCCACGCCGTAGCTTGCGGATCGCAGCGCCCTTGCCGTATTGACTTGTCAGGCCAAGTTTGCGGCTGGCTATGCAGCAAATAAAATGCCGGTCTTTCCCGGCTGTCAGTATCGAGAATAGGAGGTTTTGCTATGAACTGTAATGTACCCTCTTTACAGTTCCCAGCATATTCATAATACCACTTGACAACGTCCCCACAGTTACCCTTTTTTCTTGTCCAAAAGCCAGAAAAATTTTCTTCTGCTTTCGTAAAACTGCCGTCTGCCGCAATACACAGGCTGGTATTCGTAAGCCGTTCCCTCTGTTACGTTTTTCAACAGAGCGCACCAGTTTAAAGGGTCTGCTTCTCTTGCCGCGTCCTCAATGATTCGGACATCTGTGCTTAACTTTAGCGCTCTGTCCGCCTTTCTAGCTGTTGGGTCTGACTTTCCGTTTCCGTGCGGCAAACCGTCATTTGAAACCGCATCAAGCCCTCTTGCACTAGCAATTTCCAACCGCATTTCAGCGTATCTTTTGCAAAAGTGCTTTAATTCAAGGTATCTTTCTTTTGAAATTCCATATTCATCTAGGTTGAGCGGTCTTTCTCTCATTCTTGCTCCTTTCTTCCACTTTCATGCAACGCGGCAGCGTGCAAATATTTCCATTCTTCCACTCGCATGTCGCGCAAATATGTTTGCGGGCGTATTCATCAACTAGTTGCTGTTTTGTCATGGGGGTCACCTCTGGTGGTAGAAGTCATTTTAGAAGCCTCTTTATGATTCTATAACATGCAACGCCGATACGGGTTGCGACCAGTAGCGGCCAGAAAATAAGGGCAATAACGTTGTCTGCGCCGTCCACGGTGTCCATTCTGTCTGTGTGGTTGATGTACAGGACGGCGAGCAGGCCGCACAGGTCGTAAACACAGACGGCGGCGATAACAAGGATAATGGTCATGGGGTCACCTCCGGTGGGTTGGGGAACGGCAGTCTGTCTTTAACGCTTATCCAGTCAGTCATTTTCGTTCACCATCCTTGCGCCGCAGAACATGCAATACTTCATACGGCTTGCGCTAGTTCTCCACTCTGTCTCGTGACAAGCAGAACACTCGTATTGGTTTTCTCCGCAAACATATCCTCGTTTTATCCAATGCGCCGTAGGTCGCAGAGATTCTGGGTCGATAGTCGGTGTAACGTCCACCAATCCGCGCCCATACTCTGCGCCGTTCTTATATGCTTGGTACTCTCCGCCCTCATAAGCGCATCCTCTTAGGTCAGACAGGGGCGGTACTTTATCCGCATCAATCAGTCTCATTTTCTTTCCCCTCTCTTTCTTCTACATACGCCATACTCTGGCGCAGATTGAGCGATTTTGGATTGAAAACGCACGCCGGTGCAACAGCACCGCCGTTGCACGCACCGTAGTTGTACAGCAGACCATCCTCGTGCATAGTGCGAACGACGATAGATTCCCCCGCGTCGGAATCTTCATCACCACAACACAACGGTGTTGCAGTCCAAATCCAGCTGTCGTAGTGCGGGATGAACTCACGGTACTTGCGATACTCGTCGCAAGTAAGGACAAAAACAACGTCATGTACAGTGCCATAAGCCCTGTCGCCGTTGTCTGCAACAAGGTCAACGGTATGTGACAGCAGTCTTTCTTTCTTAAAAACAGCATTCGCCATATCAGATAGAATCCCCCGCACATTACTAGTGCGGTAGTTATTCCAGTTGCCTTTTTCATCGGCAAATTTATCACTTGGGCAGAATTTTACATCTTTTGCCCACGGCTTTGCCATAATGGCCAACAGTCCACCGTCAAGATGGTTCGGGTCAAGGCAGACCCACTCGAAGTCTTTGAACATGAAGTGTTCGCCGGGGCGCAGGGTTGTGATGTTAGTCATTGTCGGTTACCTCCTCGTTCCAGAATCTATACCTACAAGCAATGCACTGTTCCTCTGACCGACTGGTTCCTTTGCACTTCTTGGTAGGATCAAAGTACGCAACGCAGAATGTGCGCTCAATGTTTACCATTTCTGCGTTCGGAAACCGCTTCAAAAACTCGCTTTTGCGGGTCTTTGCGGGGTGGTCTTTTGCCCATTGCTCGACTTTTGAAATCGTTTCCTCAATGTTTTCAACTGAAACGTCTCTGCACACAGCCATGCACGTTCCATTTTTACGAATAGGGCATTTCGCGCATCCACTTTGATTTTTGCATAACCTGTTTGCCGTCTTAAAAAATTCAACTGTGTCCATAATCTCACTCCTTACCAATCTGCGTTTATAACTACAAAATCTCCGTTTTCTATGGCGCAATCTACAAGCGCCATAATGCTTACCCAGTTGTATAGTTCGTGTTCTCTTGCAAAAGTTGCAAGGTCTTTTGTCTGTTCTGATTTGAGCGTCATATCCTTGCCGTAAAAATCGCGTTCTGGTTCTTTCTCTCGTATTTCATAAGGCACATAATAGCCGATTTTTTCGAGATACTCGCTCCAAAAACGCCCGCAAGAATCTACCTGGTCTAGGATTGTTCCTCTGATTGGCTTGCCGCAGTGCGGACATTTTTCCATATGGCAGCGGCAGACTGTAATATCAAGTCCCATTACAAACACTCCTTATCTAGTCCGCGGGCTACATACTGCCCATATGTCAGGCCCAGGGCGGCGGCTTCGCGGACGCATTGCTCAATTGGTTTTATTGTTTTCTTCAGGCAGGGATGCGCGGCGGGTTTCTTGCTTTTTTCAAAACACCGGCATCCCTGCGTCGCTGGTAGGATGCCTGCGCGCTTTTGATATTGCGCTTGTGGATGCAGGAATCGCAATAGCGCTTTGTGGGCTGTACATCCCACATGATTTTCCCGCAGGTCTTGCAGAATTTTGTTGTGGTCATAGCGGCTCCTTTGTTTGGGGTGCTTCAATGCCGATGCTTTGCAGCGTTACCTGCGCCCAGAGGTCGGCAAGCTGGTCATTGCGGTACTCGTTGTATTTATCAGCAACGGGGCCGGTCATTGCATCCTGAATCCGTTTCAGCGTGCGAGGAGAAAGACCGACCTGATAGCACGCCAGCAGGCACAGATAGGTGGCGCGGGTGGCAATGTCGTTGCGCTCCTTCATGACAGTCTCCTGCGCACGGCTTTGGATGCCTTGAATTTTAGCTTCTGCATAGGCGTCTATGGCTTTTTGCATGGCCGGGGCGGGATGAAGTCTGGCTTTCATGGGTTCACTTCCCTGCTTGCCGAAATACGGCTTTCCCAGCGTTTGCGCTTTTGCTGCATGATTTGCTCGATTTCATCTGGGTAGTAGTTTTTTTCTTCAAAAACCTCCATACAGAGCTTTACGTCTGCCAGTTCTTCAAGCAAATCCTGTAAGCATTCTTCTTCCGATTTTGGCGTCGGATTCTCATCGCGGAGCTTACGGGCAAATTTCAAGGCTGCCTGCGCAAGCTCTGCGCTTTCTTCTGCCAACTGTTCCAATACGGCGGGAGTCCCGATTGTAGAGCTTATGTACAGATTCCCGGATGTAATCTTTTTACAGCCGCCCGGATGGTCTGCGTTACCGCCTTTCAGATTGCAGCATGGACTGCTATAGTCGCAGCAGCAGCCGCAGTCAGGGCATTTACGTTCAGTTGTCATCTACTTCATCCTCCATTTTTTCAATGAAAATTTCGGTGCGGGGGTTTTCTTTGTCGTACATAACGCGGGAACCGTCCACGCTGGCAATGATGGCGTTATTGTCGTCTGCAAGGATTTTGGCGGCGACAAGGGTGTCATGGGCAGCCTCCATCAAGTTCGTTAGGTCTACTTTGCGGCGTGTCGGCATATAGAATACCGTGGCGACGCGGTAGCGGCCCGACAGCGGGGCTTTCGGCTTTGGGGTGAGGTACCACATAGCGGCCTGTTCGTACTTCTTGTATTGTTTGCTAGGGGCGATGAACGGCTTGCCTGTACGGTGGTTGGTAAGTATCTGCTGGGAGTTCTTCTTGGTAATAGGGGGTAGGAAGATAATGTATTTTGAGATCATATAAAGTCCTCCACGCTCATCTGTCCTGGAAGAACATTTTCTTCCATCCACCAGCGGAATACATCTTTCCCTGTACCGCCCCTCATCCAGCTTCCGTCCAGCTTTCCGCGCGCTCTGCGCTCATCAAGCATCCTGTCAAATGCTTGTATGTAGAGCTTCTCGTAAGCAGGCCAGCGTCGGAACTCCGCATATCGTTTACTTTTCTTTGCGAGTGGGCATCCGATACACCCCACACGATCCAGCCCGCATTCATACAACGGATTGACAGGCACCTTTGCGTCCTGCAAAAAGCTCCATACTTGATTGTCTGTCCAGTCCACAATGGGGTTTACTACGCGCTTTGCGGCCACCTTGCACCCCTCAAAGATTTTGCTCGGTTCCTGTTCTTCGCCTTTCAAAACGATTTTGTTCTCTTTGTTCCGGGTGTACGCTTCAAAAACGCCTCTGTCGCGCTTTCTTCGGCTGCTTTCCGCCCACCGCACGCCAGTTGTGATAAACCGCCCGTTTCCGCCCTGCTCTTTCAGCACGGCGCAGCAGTACCGCATGATTCGTGTCGGCGGCATCAGTTTTTGCGGGATCAAGTCCCACATGCTTGTGCGCTTTCCCTTGTAGGCAGGGTAATTGATCGTGCATTTCACGCCCAGATTTTCAAGTCTGGCAAACTCCTGCCGTACAAACCGCACTGTCTCCGGCGCATCCGCAGTTGTGTGGTTGTGCTGCACTTCAAACGGGATGCCCCCCCTAAGTGCAAGCTCTACGCATACGCTGCTGTCCTTGCCGCCGCTGGTCGTTACCACAAGCGGCGTGCCGTAATACTTCAGTGCCATGTCGCTTGCCGCTTTCAACCGCCCGATGGCGATCTTCTCCGGGTCTCCGCTTGTCGGCAGGGTCACAAGGCCCCAATCTTCTTTGCTCACGGTACAATCTCCTTTACTTTCGCGTAATACTTCTCGCTGTACCAGATGTCCGGCAGGCGGGGATTTTGTGTGTAGCCTGCGGTGCGCATGGCGGCTTCGGCGTTCCAACGCGTGGAATACAGGCGCTTGGAATGGGTGATGTCGCCGGTAGAGCGGGAGTAGGTGATGATTTCATACTTTGGCATGCAGCTTCAACGCCTCCTGCGTATTTACCACGTCGCGTTGGATTTTCTGATAGAGCGGTGTGTCAAAGTGAAGGCACGCATGGCAGGTGCGGGAGAACAGGACGTCAAAGGATTCGATTTTGTGCGGGAGAAATTCCTCTGCCGCCGTGCGCAGTTCGGCAACGGTAGGCGGGAATTTCAGCGTGGCGGCAAGGCTGGCCGCACCGCTTCTGGCTGCCTGCAAGGGTATGTCTTTCAGTGCAACGGCCCATGCTTTTGTCATTTCGTCAGGGTCTTTGCCGCGCATGAGATTTGCCCAGTAGTTGGTGCAGGACAGAAGAAAAACGGCGGTTTCCGGTTCAGTCATCGGCGGTCACTCCTTTTGCAAGCTGCTTTAATCGCTCCATCGCGGCTGTGGCGTCGTTCTGGCGTGGCGCGGTGCGTGCCGCTTTAGCACTATCGCGCTTTGCCTTGAAAGCTTCCACAGTGTAGATCCCTTCCTGCTCACAGCGTGCCAGGATTTGGGATATGTAACTCCAACGCCGGGAGTTATGAACGGCGGCTTCTTCGATTGCACGACAGATGATGGCGGCTGGAAATTTTTGTAGGGCCGCTTTGATTTCATCGGATACAGCGCGGGGGATGGAACCGCAGTTCTGTTCATAGCACTGAATGCAGTCGGATAAATCCTGGCTATACAGGTCACACCCGGCGTCGCTGGCAGCAGTAGCAGCTATATATTCTTTACTTCTTACCTTCTTAGTATTAGAGGGTTTGTTGCTCGTTTGTTGCTCGTTTGTTGCTCGTTTGTTATTGTCGTTGTTGGATGATTGATAATCGGCGTAATTATTTATCGTATATACGGTAAATTTCGATGTCGATTTCTTTGTTACTTCGTTTGTTGAAATCAGCTTGGCCAAAGCGGTTCGTATTTGTTGCGTTGTTAGCCCGAGTTTGACTTCCATTTCCTTTACAGTGGTAACAACTTGACCACGTTCCAAAGGGATGCCGCGATAGAACTTGTCTTCATAGCTGGCAATTAAAAGCAGGTGAATGAAGACATCTTTGGTGGGGCCATCATCATACCAGCCCCATTCGAGCATTTTTCTGTATAGCTTGATGAAGCCCTCGTTTGCCATTTTTCAACACTCCATGTAATACTCCGCGACGCGGCAAAGCCGACCATAGCGGTTGCGGCGGGTGACCATGCGGGAGGCTACCGGGTAGCCTCTCCGTTTGAGGTCGGTTATGCGGGAGGCAAGGCGGCTGCACCCGAAATCTTCCAGAGCGTCCAGGGCGGTAAGTGTGCCGCCGGATTCCAGAACGGCTAAAATCCGGTCTATCTGAGAGGGGATGCTTTCTTTCTTTTCTTTCTCGTCATTCATGGCAACACCTCAGAACGGCAAATCACCGTCATCCTCAATAAGGGCGTAGTCTGCATCGGGTTCGCCCTGCGCGCGCAGCGAGGGGGCTGCGGGGCGCTGTGCGGCGTTCTGCAGGGCAGGGCTGGTACTTTCCTTACTGCCGCAGAAACTCACGTTCTGGGCCACGATTTCAACGGCTGTGCGGTTCTGTCCGTTCTTGTCCTGATATTGGCGCGTCTGCAAGCGGCCATCAATGGCAATGAGGGCACCTTTGGGGAAGTATTTGCAGACAAACTCGGCTGTCTTGCCCCATGCGGTGACATCGAGCCAGTTCGTCTGGCTCTGGCCGCTGGCATCCTTATAGCCGGAATCGTTGGCGATGCGGAAAGAACAGACAGACTTGCCGCTGTTCGTGGTTTTGAGCTCCGGGTCTTTGACCATGCGGCCGATGATAGCGACAACATTCAACATAGATTAGTCCTCCGTAATATCGAGATAGTTTTTATAGAAGCGGCGGCGGAAGTCAGATACCGTCCAGTGGTAGTAGGCCATTGCACGGCGCTGGCCATCTTGTTCAAGTCGCAGCCGCGTAGCAGCACAGTTATGTACAGCGTCAGGCGCGTTTCTATGGCAATCTGCACACAGAGGAACCCAAAGCCCGTATTGCTTGCTTTTATCGCGGCTGCCATTGTATTTACTTCCGCTACCAAAAAAGATTTCATGGCGCTCGGTCGGTTTCCATTGCTGGCATTTGTAGCATTTAAAACCATCAATGGGCATAATAGATGGCGCATAACCGTTTCGGTCAAGCTGAACGCCGTATTCATTGCGTGTCGGTCGGCGCATCGTCTGTCAGTCCTTTCAGTTTTGCGATTTCTTCCGGGGTCATGATGGGGATACCCTGCTGCTGGCATTCCTGCACGATCAGTTCAATAAGGCGGTGCATCTGGGTGCTATCGAACTGGGACGAGCCGTACCAGCATTGCAGGTTGTAGAAGGTCCCCTGCGGGGTGGTCATTTCATCGAGCTTGTGAACCTGCCAGCCCTCGCCCTTGCTCTCCCAGCCGCTTTTGAATGCCCTTGCAGCATCGGCGCGGAGGGTGACGATGGCGGAACTGCCGCCGATGTCGCGTATCAAATCGCGGTAGATTTCAAGTACAGGGCGGTTGATTTTAGCGGCAAGCTGGTTCATGAGCGCCCAAGCATAGGCATTTGCGGACAGGCTGCGCTTTTGTGAGGCCGTGCCGATTACGGCGGCAAGGGGCTTGCCCTCGTCAATAACGGCGCGGGCTTTATCGCAGTCTGTGGGGGAACATTCCAGCGTGATTGTGTTGCTGATAACAACGGCCGTCTTTATGGAAATTTGTTGCTTCATTTTCTGTGTTCAAACTCCTTTGCAACGCTCCGCCAATCATCATCGGTGAAGTCCTTAAACAACTTGCCAATAAAGGCCTTTGATTCTATTTGGACTGTCTTTTTGTCCTTACCAGTTCTCTGTGCATATCCTGCCAGCGCAGTTGTTGCCATGTCCTTTACGACCTGTGCGGTAACTTCTGGCGCTGCTGTGACAGGCTGCGGTTCTTCTTCATAGCGCTCTTTAAATTCATCTGCTTCACTGTCGGAATAGATGCCGTCAAACGCAAGTTTGCAGATTTTTAAAACAACACGGTCAAACAAACGCTTATAGGCCATTGCGTAGGGGTAAGCATTTTTACAGTTCTGCGTAGACGCTTCGCCGACCTCATATAAGCCTTGTGCCTTATTTGCATAGGTAAAAACAAGAGAATTTCCGTAGCCGGATTTGTCGACAGACACACAATCCGGGTTAAACTTATCCTTTTCCGGCATGTTATCGTTAATCTTCAAGCAGGCGTTGTGGCTGATAATCAAGCCGGTGTACATCATTTTGCCGGTTTTGGTCTCGTTCATTAAAATCCAGAAATCAGACTCTTTTAGGTACGGTCTATCGTTGATGGCCTTTAATGCTTTGTCGCGGCTTGCAATGTATTTTGCGCTTTGGATAACGGGGACCTCTTGACGGGATTTAAGCGAATACTCCGATTTTTTTTCGTTAAACATCAGATTGCTTCTCCTTCCTTGTCCTCTGTCGTCAGGTGGATGCGGTAGCAGCTGGCGGGCGGCAGGGCCGTGTCCGGCTTGCGGGTTTTGAGGTCGTAAAAATAAACGGGCGTGCTGTCTGCCAGAAAATAGGTTTGACTAAGACCATACTTGCATTTAGCAAATAATGGAACATAGCCTCCCACGTTCTCACTGTGTACGCGGCGGGCATCCTGCAATGCGTTGAAGTACGCACAGCTGATGCCAATATTCGATGGTAGAAACTCAGGGCAATTACGTCCGCGAACAAGCTTGTGCGCCTGAATCAGGGCGCTTAAATCATCAATACGCATAATAGTCCTCCATACAGCAGCAATCTTCCCATGGGTCGTCCTCTTGGACATCCTCACCGGGGAAGTCGCCGGGGTTATAACACATATCACAGCCGATGATTTCTGTCCCAATCAGGTAAATTGCTTCGCATTCCTCACCGCATACCGGGCAGCGGGGGCGGCGGGGCTCGTCAGGCGGGAAGGGGTTATCTTGATGCCCCCAAAAGCTGGTCATTCTGCGGCCTCCACAAGGTTGCCGTTTTTCAGCTTGTACCAGACGTCAGGCTTGATGTTTTCACCGTCAACGACAAAGGCTTTCCACTCTTTAATGCCGTAATTCTCATCATTCTCAACAGCAATCACAAGGATGGCGCCCATGCCACCTTTAATTTTTACGTTTTCGCCGCGAACGAGTCCGCAGCCATTTTTACCGACAGAAACGAAACCACGTGAAGTAGCCGCGCCGAAATTGCCAGCCGTAGCTGCGCCGGAATCGCCAGCCGTAGCTGCGCCGGAATCGCCAGCCGTAGCTGCGCCGGAATCGCCAGCCGTAGCCGCGCCGAAATTGCCAGCCGTAGCCGCGCCGAAATTGCCAGCCGTAGCTGCGCCGGAATCGCCAGCCGTAGCTGCGCCGGAATCGCCAGCCGTAGCCGCGCCGAAATTGCCAGCC